TGAGCTAGAAAAGGACGATCTTGAGGAGTATTCCGACAAGGTTAAGAAGCGCCTTTCCCAGATGAAAAAAGTCTGGCACGACGAGCGTCGTGAAAAGGAACGTGCGTTCCGTGAGAAAGAAGAGGCCCTTCGGTTCGCAATCGCTCGTGAACAGGAGATTAGACAGCTAAAACAGCGTCTTGGCAATGGTGAAAAAGCCTATTTCCAAGAAGTTACCAAGGCTGCTAATAACGAACTTGGTGTAGCCAAGGAGCGCCTCAAGCAGGCCTATGAGGCCGGTGATGCGGAAAAGATAACCGAAGCGCAGGAGGCTCTGACAGAAGCCAAGCTGCGTATTAAGCAGTATGAGAATTTTAAGCCCTCTTTACAAAATGAAGAGGTAAGAGTACAACCGACTCAACAGTACCCGGTGCCGCCGGTACCTCAAGCTGTTTCGGACCCAAAAGCCGAGGCATGGCGCGAGAAAAATACTTGGTTTGGCACTGACGAGGAGATGACCGCCCTCGCGCTGGGACTGCACGAAAAATTGGTCCGGTCTGGGGTAGATCCGCGAAGCGATGATTACTACGACCGAGTTAACGCGACCATGAGGAAGCGTTTCCCTGACTACTTCAACGAAGATGTAGCCGAGGAGAAGCCGACTCAAACGAGACAGGACGAAAAGCCTGCTCGCACAAAACCAGCCAATGTAGTGGCTCCGGTAACGCGGGGAACCGCGCCGCGTCAGGTCCGCCTGACACCGACTCAAGTTGCTATCGCCAAGAAACTGGGACTGAGCAACGAGCAGTACGCACGTGAACTTTTCAAACTGGAGGCTAACTAAAATGGCTGAGAATAGACTTGCACGCGAACTCGAAAATCGAGAATCCGCACAACGCAAAATGGCGTGGACCCCGCCCCAAACGCTCCCTGAACCGGAGCCGCAGGATGGTTGGGTATTTCGCTGGATCCGGACCAGTATTATGGGTCAGCCTGATCCCTCTAATACGTCTGCAAAATTTCGGGAAGGTTGGGAGCCTGTGAAGGCCGAAGACCAACCCAAGTTGATGATGCAAGCTGATCCCAACTCCCGATTTAAAGGGAACATTGAGATTGGCGGGTTGGTGCTCTGCAAGGCCCCGGCTGAACTGATGAAGCAGCGTGATGAGTATTACGCCAAGCAAGCTCAGGCTCAGATCCAGTCTGTAGACAACAACTTCATGAGGCTAAACGACGAACGTATGCCGCTCTTTAACGAGAGAAAGACTACGGTCTCGTTTGGCAAGGGCAAATAACTTCTTTTTTGGAGTAACTAATGGCATATCCTACTGTTGACAAGCCGTATGGCTTGAAGCCGATCAATCTGATCGGTGGGCAGGTGTTTGCCGGTGCTACTCGCCAGCGTCGTATTGCTTCCAGTGCCGCGAGCATTGGTTACGGCGACCCGGTGAAGTTTGACACTGACGGCACCGTTATTGTGGCTACGGAAACGTCGTCGCCCCCGGATGTTGGCTTTGCTGGCGTCTTCTTGGGCTGCACGTTTGTTTCCTCTGTGACGGGTCAGCCGACCTACTCGCAGGCTTGGATTTCGGGAACCTCGGTTAAGTCAGGCACGTTCATTTATGCGTACGTGGCTGATGATCCGAACACCCTATTCAAGGCTGTGGGCGTTTCGGCGTCCCTCAACGTTTCGACCACGAGTGGCTTCGTGTACAGCGATATCGGCACTAACGTTGCGTTGGTGAACGAGTCTCTGAACACGACCACGAACGATTCGCAGCGGGGTCTCCTGCTGGGTTCGGTTGCGACCACTCGGTCTCTGCCGATTCGTATCGTTGATGTGGTTGAAGACACGGCGTTTGTGTCGGGTGGCACCACCTATTACCCTGAAGTCATTGTTAAGTTCAATGCCCCGTACACTACGGGTGCTTCAGGTGTGGTCGTTGGTGGTCACTCTTACAACAACCCGCTCGGCGTTTAATAGGGGAGTTCTAAGAAATGGCTATTTCACGTGCACAATTACTTAAGGAACTCCTGCCGGGTTTGAACGCCCTGTTCGGCCTTGAGTACAAGCAATATGGTGAGGAGCACAAGGAGATCTACGAAACTGAGACCTCCGAGCGTTCCTTTGAAGAAGAGACGAAGCTTTCCGGCTTCAGCGCTGCCCCGGTGAAAGCCGAAGGCGCCGCAATTGCGTATGACAATGCGCAGGAAGCTTGGACTGCCCGTTACAACCACGAGACCATCGCTCTCGGCTTCTCCATCACGGAAGAAGCGGTTGAAGACAACCTGTACGACTCGCTCAGCAAGCGCTATACGAAGGCTCTTGCCCGTGCTATGTCGTACACGAAGCAGGTCAAAGCGGCCTCTGTTCTGAACAACGGCTTCTCGTCGAACTACGTTGGTGGTGACGGTCAGGCTCTGTTCAGCGCGAGCCATCCGCTTGTTTCGGGTGGTTCCAACAGCAACCGTCTGACGGCCTCTGACCTCAACGAGACTTCGCTTGAGGCTGCGGTTATTCAGATCGCTGGTTGGACGGACGAGCGTGGACTCCTCATCGCGGCGAAGCCCCGCAAGCTCATCGTGCCCCCGGCATTGATGTTCACTGCGAAGCGACTCCTCGACACGGAACTCCGCGTTGCCACTGCTGACAACGATATCAACGCGTTGAAGGCAATGGGTTCGATTCCGGAAGGCTACACGGTCAACCACTTCTTGACTGACACGAACGCTTGGTTCCTTACGACCGACGTTCCGAACGGCATGAAGCACTTTGTCCGTACGCCGCTCCAGAACTCAATGGACGGTGACTTTGATACTGGAAACGTGCGTTACAAGAGCCGAGAGAGATATTCTTTTGGCTGGAGTGACCCGCTCGGAATGTTCGGTTCGCCGGGTTCGTCCTGATAAATCAAGCACTTTGTGTTTGGGAAGGGGGCTTCGGCCCCCTTCTTTTTTGTCTATTGCGTTATTAGTTCGAATAAAGTATTGTTGCCTGTATGAAATCCGGGATTTATAAAATAATCAACCTTGTAAACAATAAGTTTTACGTGGGGAGTGCAGTTAATTTTTCCCGTAGAAAAGCCCGACATTTCTCCGAATTACGCACAGGAAAGCATAAAAACAGGCACCTTCAAGCCGCGTGGTTAAAGTACGGCGAAAAAGCGTTTGTGTTTGTGGTCGTAGAGGAAATTGCTGATATAACAAAACTGCTAGAAGCCGAAAACGTTTGGCTCAAAGAGCATGTAGGCAAGGATTACTGCTATAACTTAGGGGTTGACGCTGTAGCCCCTATGCTTGGGAAAGTAGGCGAACTCAGCCCAACTTGGGGTAGAAAACGTACCGCTAAAGAACTCGCTGCACAAAATTGGAAAGGCCGTCGCCACCGCAAAGAATCCCGCGAAAAGATTCGTGCCCGCTTAATTGGCAAACCCCGTCCTGCCGAAGTCCGAGCCAAGATTGCTGCGGGGGTGTCGGGCGAACGTAACCCTAACTACGGCAAGCCCCGCGATGCCTCGTTTATTGAGAAAGTAAGCCGCCGAGTTGTAGTGATTAAGCCTGACGGAACAGCGCAGGTTTACCCAAGCATCACAGTGCTGCGAGAAGAACTTGGCCTTAAACCGCCAACCGTAAATCGTGCATTGAAGTCTGGATTGCCACTTACGCGTGGGCCATTGAAGGGTTGGATCTTCAGAGATGTTGACACCCCCATTCCGCCAGCGTATACAGAGTCATCGGGAAAAATCCGCATACCAGACAGCCCCGACTGACGACATGCAGACTGGTGTGCTTGACTCGCATGTGAGGTATTTACAATGGCTCGTACTACGTTCAGTGGCCCGGTTAAGTCTGACAATGGCTTCGAGGGCAGCGTCGAAGGCACCACGGTTATCGCTACGGCGACCCTCGTTATCGGCAGCAGCATTCTGACCACGGGCAGCGTGGCTTCAGGCGTTGTCGGTACTGACCAGAAGGGTTATCTCCCGGTCAAGATCGGCGCGACGACCAAGTACATCCCGCTCTACACCACCCTGACTCTGTAAGAGTTTGTGGGGGGCGTTAAGCCCCCTTCTTCCATTACAGGAGACTCAGGATGGGTATGCAAACAGATGTCTTAGCCAGTAAGGTTGCCACAAGTGCTGGCGACTTGTTGGATCAAAATAGCCTTGTGATTGGCCGTGCTCGTGTGAAGGCGATTTACATCGTTCCTGACTCGGGTGCCGGTACGGTTACGTTTCTTGACGGCGGCGCAAGCGGCCCTACCAAGATTGTGGTGAACACCAAGGCAAGTTCTACTGCCCCAGATTACGTGTTGCTACCGGGCGAAGGGCTTCTCTTCCAAGAGAGCATCTACATCGTGCCGTCAGCCGTAATCTCGACCATGGTGATTTATGGCTAAAACTCCTGCGTGGCAGCGCAAGGAAGGCAAGAATCCTGCTGGCGGCTTGAATGCCAAAGGCAGGGCTTCCTACAACCGTGCCAATCCGGGTAAGCCGGGGCTCAAGCGTCCTCAACCCGAAGGCGGCGCTCGGCGTGATTCGTTCTGTGCCCGGATGAAAGGCATGAAGCGCAAGCTTACGAGTGCCAAGACTGCAAACGATCCGAACAGCCGGATCAACAAATCGCTTCGTGCGT